TTTTTTCCAAACCTCTGCTGCATAGCTATAGTCGCCCGCTCGTTCAACTTCACTCGCAAGTTGTGAGAGTTCTTTAAAACTTAATTTATTTTCCTTTTTAGCCATTTTTTGCTCCTTAGTTATTGTTAAAACACATTCTGAACGCCCCTTAAGCGAAGTTTAAAGGACGTTTAAATGAGTTCTAATCTGATTACATCACCTCCTGTTCGAAAGGCTTGATAATAAATTCTTCTTCACCTGATTTGATGTTTATTCCCTCAATAGCAGAAACAGCTTTTGGGTCCGCTAATACAGCTTCTTTGTTCACTTCTGATTTCGTTCTGATGAATTGATGTAAACCAAAACTTTCAAGTAGCTCAATGACTGCTTCAGCATTTCTGATACTGACTGAAGGTGGCTTAATACGCCATTGCACCTCACCTGTTACGAATGAACCAGTTTTGCATTTGCCGTTATCGGTCAATTCATTTCTATGTACTTCACACCACATCTGGACACCTTTTTGCATCGGTTTTAGTTCTTCTTTCACACTATCTAAAAGTGGGGCGTAACGTTCAGAAATAGCGGCAAGCTCATCATTCATTTCAGTTGCTAAAACGTTGTAATTCACGTTGTTTATCACCGATTTCTTTAATTGCAATTTGCACTTCATCACGACTTTGGTAGATTGCCGTTTGAGTTGCACTTTTCATTCTGGTTGCTTTCTTAGCCATTGTTTTTATCTCCTGTTGTAAAATCTGCTAATACATTGTTATTCTCATCGAAATAAATTATTTCCCACGTTGGGTGATATGAAACATTTTTACCGTTATCCAATTTCACTTTTACTTTTCCATTCTTGAACCCCGTAATTTTTCCTGTATCTTGACCACACTTAATTAGTAATCCCTTTTCTAAGAATGGAAGTTCGTAAGTTTCCATAATATATTCTTGTTCCCAGTTCATAGTTTTTCTCCTGTTATAATTAAGGTTGAGTTCTATTTGGGTAATGTTCTACCAACCATTCCACGATATAACGTTCTTGGTCGGGAGTGAGGTTTGGTTGAAATTCGCCGTGTTCTTGTTTCCACTCTCTGTTTGCTTGTTCTTTCTGACATTGCCAGTCACAAATTTCTATATCTGTACAAGCCGTAATTAGTAGCGATAAAGTCAGCAAATATTTTTTCATTAATTCGCTCCTTTCATTTGCGCTTGAGCCTGTAAAATCAGCTCTAATGTAATCACTGTGCCTTGTCCTTTCGCGGTCATTCCCGCAAGACGTAGATATTGCGTTAAGGCTCTTAAACCACCTGCCTTGCCGCCAATGTCGTAAAGCACTGTCATTAAATGGTTGTCTGTTACATCTAGCCCCCACGCTGTTGCAATCGCTTTAATATCGCCCTTTGTGCTGGCTTTTAAGCCACAATTGTTGCCGATACGAGACCACAATCTTGCATATTCGTGAGCTTGATTTACACCGCCTTGGATACGCGTATAAACTTTGTCATTACCTATTAAGGCAAAGCCCACTTCTGCCTCTTCTTGAATAATGCGGATTTCCTCTAAAGCGTCATAAGGAAGGTGATCGCTTTCATCAATAATGACTAAACCTTGCGTACCTTTAATTTTCTTTGTGATAAGGCGACTTAAGCGGTCTTTACGACGTGGTGCATCATTAATGCCAAGCTCTAATGCAAGTTCGTATAAAATTGCACTTAGCGTTGCTCTTGCTGGGCTTGCGGTAATCATCCACACGTTTTGATTATGCTTTTTGTATTCTTGGCAGGCTTTGGTCTTACCCACACCTGAAGCACCGTAAACAGTGACCATTGTGGGTAAAATGCGTGCCATATCTAATGCACCAAATACTTTCTTAGCAGTTGGAATTTCGATAAAGTGCGGTGCTTCTACGAAGACTTTTTCTTTCTTTTCTTGTGTCGCAAGCCAGTTCGTGAGTGCACTCTCGATGTTGTCGATATTGCCTGCATAATTACCCTTTAAATAAGCACTCAATGCACCTGCTGAAATGCCGATTTGCTGTGCAATATCACGTTGACTAATATTTCCTGATGCTTTAATTGCATTGATTTGGTTAATTAAGCTCATTTGATTTCTCCTATTTAATGCCTTTTTCTTGTTTAATCATTTCAAGACCTCGGTATAAGCCTTGCTCGAATGTATTTTCTTCATCATCAAGAACGACTTCTGTCTTTTTCACTGCATTGCCCTGTGTGTGGAAGAGTTCAATAATTTGAGGTTGTTGGATTTCTTCTTCAAAAGTTGGCTCAGGTAGAAAACGTGCTATTTCGTGAGCGTTCATCGTTTGTTGTGCTTTAGCTGCTTGTTTCTGTGCTTTCACCCATTGTTTGCGGGCTTTGTCGTGTTCACGTCCTGCGGCTTTATCTCCAAAGGCAACACGTTCAGTACATTCAGCTTCACCTAAATAAATCATCTCAGTGCTATATACCCAGACTTTGCTATGCAGATCTTGCGGGTCAAACTTCACAATGACTTTTTTATGATGTGAACCAATTAAATCTGTACAGAGATAACGGTTACGGCGGTTATGCACTTTTCCCCCTACATCTAGCTCAAAAGTGCCGTCTTTTTTTAAGGGTTGTAGCTTCACTCATAAGCATTAAGATCCGCATTTGTTCTTGGCTGGCTTTACGCACTCTGGCTTTTGCATAGTCACGTTCAAACACTTGGCTGAAACTGTAAACGCCTTGGCAGATTTCGGTTTCACGACCTTCTCGTTCGTTAAAGGTACGGATGCCATCTTCTAACGCTAAGATAAAGGTGTCATAGTCCACACCTGCTTTCCCACCATTGTAATTGTCAGGTTTGTTGTAGATATTTTCCCCTGCGTAGAACCCTGCTAATTTAGGGTGTTTATCGACTAACTCACCAAGCCCCCCGTGAGAAAATGCACGTTCAACTGGTTTTGCTTGTCCGTGACCTTTACCAAACTGAATAGAAGTCCAGAACAATTCGATACCTAGCAGAGGAATGATCCCTTTCACGTCGTCATCTTTCACTTTGAAGCGGTAGCGGTTTTTCACCCCACCTGTCATCCATTTATTCGCAGCAGCCCTTGTGTTATCTATGGTGCATTTTTTCGGGATGCCGTATTTCCAAATCAAATCCATTAAGCTCAAGCGAATGGTGTCGCTGTTTTCACTTAAATCGACGCGGTACGCTAAGATTTTGCGTGTTCTGATGTCTTGCCAAATCCATGTTTTTGGACGAACAATGTCGCCGTTATGCCATTGAACAAACACGTTGTGCTGATAGCCGTCACCGTTGATCCATTCCAAGGCTTCTAAATCAGCCACACTGCGTTGCATTGTTGGGTAATATTGGCTGAGAGCGTGCTCTCCATTTCTTAAGAAAACTTGTTGTACTTTTGGAATTTCACGTTCGATTTTACGTTTCACACTGCTTGCAGAAGGGATGACCCAACCTTGTTCACGTGCGGAACGTTTTAATCTTTCGTAGCAAGAACCGAATTGTGGGCGTTCATTGCGGAAATAATCTGCTTTGAAGGATTCCCACGCTTCAGGCGTGAACTCAGCTTCTGCACTTTTTCTGTTTGTGCCGTGTTTATCAATCAATAACGGCAACCAATCAGAACGTTCAAAGGTTCTCACTTTGTAGTACCAGCGTTTAAGTGAACCTTTAGCCACATTAAACTCGTTCGCCACCATCTCTAATGCATTTATTAACTTGATGTTATTGCGAGTTAAATCATCAATTTTTGTGTAACAAAATGAGCTTTTGTTGTGCTTCAGCACGTTGTTTTTCACTCGCTTTGTCAAACGGTGCCCAAATGACTTCGGGTAAGTAGTTTTTATGTGCTACACCACGAGTTGGCTCGGTAAAACCTTTGCTTTCTGTGTGTTTTAATAAAATTTCAGCTTGAATTTCTTGCGGTAAACTCTCAAATGCATATTCAAGTCCACCACCGCGACCTTCACGTTTACGTGCGGTCCAACACTCACGTTTTGCTTTTTCTTGTACATTTTTGTGTGCGTGCGGTGCAGAATTTAACTTAAATGATGCAATCTCCATTGCAGAGTAGTGCGTTTTTATTTTTAAGTTACTCATAAACGTTCCTTTTCTCTTTCATTTAACGTAAAAGTTGTTTATGATTAAAACTTATCAATTAATTTTGGACGAAAATTACGTTGTGCAAATCGCTCAGCCCATATAACTTCAGGCGGTACGCCAATTGCATTCGCAATGATTCGTTCACATTTTGGATAAGATTTGTCTAACGCAGATTTGAGTGTGCTGTAGCTCAGCTCACATTCTTCTGCTAAGGAACGTAATGACCAGCCATTCTTTTTTAAGGCTGCGATGATATCCGCACGATGCCAGTCTGTTGCGGCTTTTTTTAGTTTCGTTTTAATACACCCATTTTTATACACCCTTTGAGCTGTCTTAATGAGTGTATTAAAACGTAAAAGTTTTAATTTTATATAAAAAACAAACACTTAAAACAAGCATTTATGCGTAAATCTTTGCGCGACAAAAGGTAAAAGATGAGTAAGCCAAACATTTACGATAAAGACTTTTCTGAGAGAATGTCTTTAATTGCAAAAACACTGTTTAAAGATAACTACAGTGAATTTGCAAGAGCAGTAGGAGTTGTACAGCCATCACTTGTTAGATGGGTCAAGGGAGAAGCTGACACGAGCCGAACCAATTTGATAAAAATTGCAGAAGTAACCAACGTAAGTGTTGAATGGTTACTGACAGGAAAAGGAGAAATGTTTAAAAGCGCTGAAAACACTATAAAGAAAAACGCAACATCTGTATCTGAGCCATCAAATGTGGTGATGATACCAAGTTATTCGTCCGTTCAGGTTTCAGCAGGATTTGGTAGCTTTAATGATGGCGTGACTAAACCTGATGATTATATTCCTTACCCAACGTCATTATTACAAAAACTGGGCGTTAAACCACAATTTGCTGCGGTATTTTGGGCGAATGGTGCATCAATGCGCCCAACCATAGATGATAAAGATCAAATGTTAGTGGATTTAGCTAGAAAAGAAATCAAGGGCAATAACATTTATTTGGTTCAGAGTGAGTCCAGCGTTTGGGTGAAGCGTATAAAAATGAATTGGAACAGTGTAGAATTGATTTCAGATAACCAAGAAGAGTACAAGCCAATCATCCTTTCAAAAGATGAAGCTGAAAAACTTCAAGTTATTGGGTTAGTCACCCATGTTGGAAAAAATATGATTTAAACGCCATTTAAACATTTTTAAACTTGGTTTTTAATTTCCCATTTTAAACGGTTAAATTTGTATTTTCGCAAAATTTTTCCCATTTCATTATTTTTCTTTTTTCTTGATATAAAAAAGGGGCTAGATTCTCTCAAGCCCCTGTTCATGCGGTTTCCGTCCCACTTAATCCCGAATTTTCCCGCAAAATCCCTATTTCTCTTTTTTT